CTCGTTTAACATTTAATTTAATCCGATGATACTTTGAATTAAATCATTGATTCATCCCAATAGTCGCATCTAAGAGTGAATCCAGTAACCTTATAAAGGTTTGTCTTGCTCTGATAGTTGAGTTCCGGAGCTGGCAAGTTCGTTATAGGGAACACATTGTAGCAAATCCACTGCCAGAATGGTTGATTCTTCTTATCATGCATCGTAATGGTCATTGTAGGAGCAACGTAGTCAACCTTGATACCCTGGCGACCAGTAAGAGGATCCCAAACGAGGTCGTTCCATCTTCTGAGCATCTTTACTGTATACATATCAGGTTTTCCTTCGGCTGAACCTCTGACGTTGACCTCGAAGTCAAGCTGAAGATCGATATATGTCTGACCAGTACCGGATGCAGCGAAGCTACGGTCTGCCATTTTGTAGTGCTGGAGCTCAGCAGCACCAGGGTTTTTATTGGTATCAAGACCACCTACTCTCTGAACACCTTCAAGGAGAAGAAGTTTGTCATCCTCTGAAGCAGCCATCTTCTCTGGTAGCTGAATCTCTACGGTGAACAGATTAAGATATACTGGTTCCCAAAGCTCTCTGGAAACCCTTGACGTTCTAAAGTGAGGAAGCCCCATCAAACCGACTGAGCTAAGTCCTGTTCCATCTGCCATATCTTTTTATCAATTACTTTTAAATTAAGCTGTGGTTGAGCGATGAACCGTGATAGGAACAACGATCTTTTCCATAAGCTGTGAAATCCATACACCGATTTCGCAAATACCAAATTTGTTGTTAATAACCTCTTCGTCGTTGTTGTATTCGTCACATTCGATCTCGAATTTAATAAGAGCTCCAGAATCCTTCATAGCCTGAAGAATAGGGTTAATCTTTGTTTCAATTTCTGATCTCATGGTTGGAATATTGTATGAGAACACGTAGTCGTCGAGGATGCCCTTACATACAATCTGAATTGTATTGAGGAGCTCTCTACAGTGGAGGTAGCTAAGGTCAGAATCGACAGTCTGATAAGCAGTCTTGTCGCCGAAAATCATTCTTGTTCCATTTTTGTCGATAAGAGGGTTGATACCCATCTTTTCGAGATAACCTCTTTCCTCATCATCGAAGTCATATTCAAGACCATCGATTGCACCATTGCGAATGATACCGTTCTTGTTAGCAACAGCCTTGTAAGGATCTCCACCGTTGAACTTGTTCATAAAGGTGTTAGAAACATCGGCTGCTGGAGGAACAAGGAATCTACGATTTCCCTCACGATATACAAAGTATGGTGAGAATACAGCTGCGTGAGTTGCACCGTTTTCTGTGTCAGGAAGACTGAACATCTCTGTGCTTGCATCGTAAACCATGTCATTGTTACCACCTTCAGGGATGTATTTTACGTTGAACTGAGGTCTTGCTTCATCTTTATCAAACCAGTCATCACCAAAGAATGGAGCATCACTGTTCGCAAACTGCGTCATAGAAGGTGCGTTAATGAGAGCCGTGCAGTGGAACTTAGCATAGGCAAGCTGTGAAAGATATTTCTTACCACCGCAATTTGACTTAAGTCCATATGCCATCGTGTCAACGATGTATCTGAAGTCCATCTTGTTGTTATTAAGGAGTCCTCTTACAATTCCTTCGTCACCGACAGTGTATTTGCCGTTATCATCGCGTGTTGTTGAAAGAAGAGAATAAATCTTTTCTACGCCTGCTTCGTTATCGATTTTTCCGGAAGCATCGAAACCTGGCATATGTCTGCTTGAAATCTTTAGACCCTTCAACGCGAACAACTTCAAAGTCTTAGCAACGTCTGCGTAATCCTTGTGAATAGTAACAGTCGATGAATCAAGTTTGTATTCACCTGATGTTTCTATTACATATTGTGTAGTTGCTCCGTTTGCCGTATTTGATGACGTTCCCTTCTTTGAAAGAACAATAACACATCTTCCGTCCTTTCCTTCTACATAGTCTCCCTTTGAGAAAGGAATCTGACCAGTTGATGCGTCACCGGCGACAGAGAATTTTGTAGAAGTAACGCTGTTTGCAGAAACATCAAATACCATTTCCTTATATGAACTAGCGTCGATGTATGTTGAAAGGTAGTTGAATCCTGTTGATGGATCTGCGTCAAAATCAACAAGAGATGTTACAAAATCCGGTTTATATTTAGCAAGAACATCGCTGCCTGCACTGTATTCACCATCTCCATCAATATCAAGATAATACCCAGATGATGCATCGTATGCGAGTGCATCGTATGCGGATTCGTTAATAGCGAACATCAAACCAGTTTCGTTGCTGCTCTTGTTAATAAGGTAATCAATGCTCTTTAGATTTCCCTGTGCATCAGTGAAGTTAGGGATGATGGATCCGGTCCACGTTCCGATAAGGTTAACACCTTCCGCGTTGATAAATTTATTAAGTTTTGACTTAATGAGACCGTTTGCGTCGAAATATGCTGACCAAACCTTATCGGTTGAAAGAGCAGCATAATCTGTCCAGTCGCCAGACAAAACATATACATCAACGAAGTAATCAGAAACTAAATCGTTAGGATTTATCCATCTGAATGGAATGTTATCCTGACCACCATAATAGTCAAAGAATGAAAGATTGAACCCTGCAACGTTTTCTGATTTTCTTACGATAACAGAGAAGTCTTTGGTTCCGCAGTTTGCGATTGCATATAGAGGAGCCTGCTCGATTGTCTTTCCGTCTGATGCATCAAATCTTAACGCGTTCTGTTTGAATGCGTCATCGTCGGCGATCCAGAAGCGAGTTCTATCATACATTGATGTATAATTAGTATCTTTTACGCTTGAATCTACTTTTGGATCTGTACTTAGATAAGCATATCCGACCTTATCCTGACTGTTTGCTCCAGCGTCAACCTTCAAAAGATTAAGAACGTAAAGAGGATCCCTCCCGACCATAGTACGGATTGCTCTATTTGTAAAGCAGCCGCGTCTTTCGAGCTTACGGTCAATAGGTCCAAACAGTCTCGAAATAGTTCCTGTATCAGAGATGAAGACAGGTCTATTGAAAGGTCCTCTCATATTAAAACCGACTGCGAGACGCAACGCGTTCTGTGATGAAGAACCGTAAACAATAGAATCATCTATCTCAAGGAAATAGACGCCAGATGCGCTATAATCTGAAAAATTTATTTTCTGAGACATATTTCTCTATTTTTAATTTTAG